GCTTTTGATATGAGCATGCAGCTACAGGATGACGCCGTCGCCGCGGTCGACGCCGAATCCCGCGCCGGGGTGATCTCCATGCTCAAGGAATTGTCGCTTTCTGTTGTGCGCCTGGAGCGGGCCGCGAGCGAGAACGTCAAGCGCGAGGAGGATATCCGCAAGCAGGAGCGTGCCAGGGCTGCTGAGGATGCAGCAGCGACTGCGGAGAAGACGCTGGCCAGCGCCGGTATGAGCCGCAAGGCCATCGACTCTATTAAGCGGGAAATTCTGGGGATCGCATGATGAGCGAGATAGCGCTGGCCATCGAACACCTCGCTGGGTCCATATTTGCAGGATTGATATTTTCCGCTTTAATTCGCGGGTTTCTTAACAAATGACAACCCCACTCCCCGAGTCCGTCCTGCTCGGCTACCAGCAGCGATGGGTGGCCGACCCCTCCGACCTCAAGATCGGCGAGAAGAGCCGCCGCACCGGCCTGACGTGGGCGGAGGCGGCGGACGCCGTGCTGTCCGCGTCGGCCGCCAAGAGCGCCGGAGGCACCAATCATTTCTATGTCGGCTCTAATAAAGAGATGGCGATCGAGTTTATCGACGCCTGCGCCATGTGGGCCAAGGCGTTCAACAAAGCGGCATCTGCGATAGAGGAGGAGATCTTCGAGGACGAGGACAAGGATATTCTCACATTCAATATCCGCTTTTCGTCGGGATTCAAGATCCAGGCGCTGAGCTCGCGGCCTACCAATCTGCGCGGACGACAGGGCAATGTGACCATCGACGAGGCGGCATTTCACGAGCAGCTCGCCGAGGTGCTCAAGGCCGCGCTGGCGCTGACGATGTGGGGCGCCAAGGTGCGTTTAATCAGCACTCACAACGGCGTTGAAAACCTGTTTAACGAAATCGTCACCGACTCGCGTGCCGGGCGAAAGCGCTACAGCGTGCACCGCATCACCCTGGACGACGCTTGCGCCGACGGCCTCTACCAGCGCATCTGCCAGGTGCGCGGTCTGCAGTGGAGCCAGGCCGCCGAGGATGAGTGGAAAGCGAACCTGCTGCGCGACACCGCCACCCGCGAAGACGCGCTGGAGGAATACTACTGTGTACCCAAGAGCGGCGGCGGCGCCTACCTCTCCCGCGCCCTCATCGAGGCGCGCATGGTCGAGGCGCCCGTGCTTCGATTCGAGGGCACAACCGAATTCAACGCCTGGGGCGAGCATCTGCGCGAGGCCGAGGTGCGCGACTGGTGCGAGGCAAACCTCCGCCCGCTGCTCGCAGAACTGAGGCCGAGCGACCTGCACGCATTCGGCGAGGATTTCGGGCGCTCCGGCGACCTCACCGTGATGGCGCCGGTGGTTATCGGGCAGAAGCTGCGCCGGCGCGTGCCGTTCCTGGTCGAGCTGCGCAATGTGCCGTTCAAGCAGCAGGAGCAGATCCTCTACTACATCTGCGATCGCCTGCCGCGCTTCATGGCCGGCATGCTCGATGCCCGCGGCAACGGCCAGTACCTGGCCGAGCAGGCGGCCTACCGCTACGGCGCCGCCCGCATCAGCCAGGTGATGCTCTCGCAGTCCTGGTACCTGGAGCACATGCCGAAATTTAAAGCCGCGTTCGAGGACGACATGATCGAACTGCCGCGCGATCGCGAGGTGCTCGACGACCTGCGCGCCCTGCAGGTGATCAAGGGCATCCCGCGCCTGCCGGAGTCGAAGACCGGCGACAACAAGAACCGCCACGGCGACGCCGCGATCGCGCTCGTAATGGCCTATTGCGCCAGTCTGATGGACGTGGTAGCGATCGAATACACCCCAGCGCCAGTGACCGGCGCAGGCTGGAACGGCGGCACCCCGGGCGGCGACGATGACGACGAGGATGCCGGCATGACATTCGAGGGCGGCTACTGATGGCGCTACTGTTCGATACCCCTTTCCCGCATACCCAGAACGGCCAGCGCTACCACATCGCCCGCCTCATCTCCACCGCGCGCGGCAGCGGCGGCGATTACGAGCTGCTCGCATTCTGCCGCCGCCTCGGTATCCCGCGGCATGCCGTCAACGACGGCATGGTGCACATCGGCGGCAGCCAGATCGAATCGGCCCGTTATGCGGGCGCAAGGGAGGTCTCGCCGGAGCACCTCGACAAACTCATCAGGAGCAAAACACATGGCTGACATCCGCAGCGGCATCAAGTCGATCGTCGATCGGCTGTTCGGCGATGACGCCGCCGAGGCGCTCGACGAGCAGCAGACCAACGACGCCCGCATCGCGCAGCTCAAGCGCGAGTTCGCCGAGCACCCCACCAAGGGCCTGACCCCGACTCGTCTCTACGAGGTGATCGAGGCTGCCGAGCAGGGCGACCTCAAGGCGCAGAGCGAGCTGTTCGAGGACATGGAGGAGAAGGACCCGCAGATCGGCAGCGACATGGCAAAGCGCCGCGCCCTCTCCGCCGAGCTGGAGTGGCAGATCGTGCCGCCGGACGGCGCCAGCGCGCAGGAGAAAAAAGCGGCAGAGCACGCCGCCGAGGTGTTCGCCGGGCTGGAGGTGGAAGATCTCATCATCGACCTGGGTGCCGGCATCGGCCACGGCTGGGCGAACCTCGAGCTGACGTGGGAGCGCGACGGCGCCCTGCGCTACATCGAGCAACCGGTGCTGCGGCCGCACTCCTGGTTCCGCCTGCACCCGGACGAGCAGAACACCCTCACCCTGCGCGACATGAGCGCCACCGGCGCTGAGCTGTGGCCGCTCGGCTGGGCGCAGCACCGCCATCGCGCCAAGCCCGGCTACATCGCCCGCTCCGGCCTGCACCGCATGCTGGTCTGGCCATATCTTTTTCAAAACTACGCCCTCGGCGATCTCGCCGAGCTGCTCGAGATCTACGGCCTGCCGGCGCGCATCGGCACCTACCCGACCAATGCCACCAATAAAGAGAAGGCCACGCTGCTGCGCGCCGTCACCTCGCTGGGTCACCGCGCCGCCGGCATAATTCCCGAGGGGATGAGCATCGAGTTCAAAGAGGCGGCAGACGGCAAGGCGGATCTGTTTCTGGCGATGATGCAGTGGTGCGAAAGCGTGAAGGCGAAGGTGATTCTGGGCGGCACCCTGACCAGCGGCACCGGCGAGGGCACCAACACCAACGCGCTGGGCAACGTGCACGAGCGCGGGCTGCAGTCGCTCATCCGCTCCGATGCCAGGCAGTACGCCGGCACCATCAACCGCGACATCATCTGGCCGATGGCGCTGCTGAACCACGGCATCGAGGATCGGCGCCGCGCCCCGCGCTTCTTCCTGGATACCGGAGAGACGGAGGATTACAAGCTGCTATCGGAGAGTTTGCCGGTGTTCGTCGACATGGGCGCGAATATCCCGCGCTGGTGGCTGCACGAGAAAACGCGCATCCCGCAGGCCACCGCAGAGGAGATCGCCAGGGGTGAGGTGCTGCAGTCCAGGGCAGTGACGCAGCCTGTCGGCTCGCTCAAGGGGATCCCGATCGCCGCGCTCAAGAGCCAGCCTGCCGCCGATCCCGATCTGCCCGTAGTGCTCGCCGAGCAGCTCGCTGCGCAGACCGCCGATCCGCTGCGCCAGTGGATCGACTCCATCCGCGGCTGGGCCGACGAGGCGCAGTCCCTCGAGGCGCTGCGCGACCGGATGATCACCGCCTACGGCGATCTGCCCAGCGAGCAGATGAGCGAGGTGATGGCGCTGGCGTTCGCTGCCGCCGAGGCGGGCGGCAGGCTCGATGTGGCGGACGAGACCGGGCTGGCGGACGCCGAGTGACATGGCGAGTACCGCCCTCAATAAATCCACGGCCGCTCTCTCAAATGCGCGCCTGCCGTTTGCCGAGCAGATAGCCGCCGTCCGCGAACGGCTGCGCAACCTCATCCCCACCGAGCGCTGGGACGACATCATGCACGCCGCGCATGACCGGGCGTTTATGGTCGCCGGGGCGAAAAAGGCCGACCTGCTGGCCGACCTGGCCGACGCCGTGGACACGGCGATTGCCGATGGGAAGACAATTCAGTGGTTCCGGAAGCAGTTCGACGACATCGTCGAGCGCACCGGCTGGGCCTATCGCGGCGAGCGCGCCTGGCGCACCCGCATCATTTACCAGACCAATGTGCGCAGCTCGTATGCCGCCGGCAGGCTGGCCCAGCTCCGGGACCCCGCGCTGCTCGAGGTGGCGCCTATCTGGGTATACCGCCACGGCGGCAGCGCCGACCCGCGCCCGCAGCACCTGGCGTGGGATGGACTGGCCCTGCCGGCAGACGACCCCTGGTGGGTGCGCTACTACCCGCCGAACGGCTGGGGCTGCTCCTGCTATGTCGTCGCCGTCTCGCGCGAGCAGGCGCAGCGCATGGGCCTCACCGTGGCCGACAGCGGGCCGACCGTGTCGCCGGATGCTGTGCCGCCGGAATGGGCGTACCAGCCCGGCGCCACCGTGGCCGACGAGCTGCGCCGCAAAGCCGATGCACTGCCCGGCACCCTGGGCGACGGGCTGCTACAGGATCTGGAGGGCAGAGGATGAT